TTGAAGTTTGCGGTGTAATCTCCATCAGTTCCACCAATTACCATGGTTGCGCCGTCAGTAATAGCGTCAAAGTTGTAGAAGGTAGGAAGTAATGGCGAACCTTGGCGTCCACGAGCGGTGTCGATCAGAACATTATGGTTAGCGATGATGTTGTTGTCCCATTTAGCATAGCTTCCGGAGAACAACTTGTTGTCTGGCCCACGGCTGTCGGCTTGAGTAATTGCTTCCAAGTAGTCTGGGTCGGAACGCAGAGGGCGTAAGCATGCGTCTGGTGCGAAGAACAAGTAACCAGGAATTTCTTGGTTTTCGTCTCCACCAGTGTTCATTGGCTCAGCACCATTAGCGATAAGAGCTTGCTTAGCTTCTTGGATGATGTCGGTTGAAAGACCGTCAACATATTTAAGAGCTCCGCTTGTGTCGGTACCGTATCCGCTAAGAACATTGGAGTTGCCTTTACCAAGACAGATTTGACGCAATGCGTATTGGATCTGGTCTTGCTCGGTACGGGACATCCACTCGGACATAACTTCAGCTGAAAGCTGGTCGATGGTTTTGCCGGTGAATCTCATAAGCTTGAGAACCTGAGTCCAGGAAACTGCGTGACGAACGAGGTCGATCTCAACGGAGAAGGTTCCGAAATCAAGAGTCTCGGTTGAGTTCTTGAGGATTTCTTCACCGCGTACACCTTGTCCACGGATAGGAGCAACAGTGGTGAAAGTCACCTTGTCGGATCCACCTGCGGAGAGGTCGCGTTTTTCGGTAATAGGTTTTCCGCTACCTTCGCCTCCGATGAATTTTGCGAACACGTTTTTTTCCCTGGCGTCACGAGAAACAAGCTCGGACCAGAGGCGTGAGCGCAAATCGGATTGGCTGTCGCCTTTAAGAAGATCTGCGTAAGAGGTTGTGTTTTGAATCAAATCAACATTGTTACCGGTAAGACCAGCAGCAGTGCTGTTTGCAGGGAATGATTTTTCTGCCATTTTATTAAGTAATTAAGGGTTTTATTTTCCCCGCTTATCTTAAAGGCTGTGCTCCACCAGGTGATCCCAAGAGAGAATAAATATCTTTAGTGTCCATACTGGGAAGCTGTTGAAGTAAGCCCTCGCGAGTAGCGGGAGTGTTTACAGGTTGTGCCGTAGTCCCAGTCGTCAATACTTTGGCCTGTGTACCCATTTGCGGAGCGGTTTGCTGAGGAACCTGGGGAGCGGGAGCGGGCTCGGGCTGAGCCTGCGGCGCCTGCTGCATCGGATTCAAAGCGGCAAATTCACTTGCTATGAGTTCTGGCCATCGTGGTGATTCAAAGACTGCGGCGTAGTCGGGGTCGGACTGAGCCTGCGATACGAAATCATCAAACTGCTTACGATAAACGGATTGCTTATCCTGAAGCTGAGGAAATCTTTCGTAGACTCGGTCGCGGCTTTCCATCGCTTTACTACGATGGGATTGATAAACTTGCTGCTCTCTGTCCTGCTCCATTTGCTGTTTACGGAGAGTCAAGTTTTGCAACTGAAGTTCCTGCTTCATGATCTCACGCTGAAGCCGTAAGGCTTCTGTGGTCTCCAGGTCTTCGGCTGCTTTCTCGACTTTTCCTTCAAGCTCCAAAATGGATGCGCGAATGTCGTCAGCTTCTTTATCTATGCCACTGATTGGGTCGGGCTCGGTCGCCTCGACTTGATCCTGATTGGGCGAAATAGATTGAGGTGCAGGTTCTGCATTTTGTCCGTAAATGATTCGGGATGCGTCGGCGAATGATCCACTGAAACCTTCGGAGCGATATAGATCTATGACTTGTTGGTCTAGCTCGTTACGAGGACGAATCCTACGTTTACCAAGCTTTTCTTCCTCGTCACCCTCTGTCTCGGATGCAGCAACTTCTTGGTTCTCTGTCTCCGGCTGAGTCTCCTCGGCTTGCGGCTCTTGACTTTCGACCTGCGGCTCTTGGCCCTCGGTCTCCGGGATTTGCTCCTCGGCTACGGTCTCAGGCTGATGGTCGTGGGTCTCCGGCGTTACTCCTAATGCATTACGAATATCGTCAGTTGACGCATTCTCAATGCTGAACTGTTCCTCTGTAGTTTGCGGGGATTCAACCTCCGCGATAGATGTTTCCATACCGCGAAGATATACACTGGGTTACAAAAATGTAACCGGTTGGAATGCCTTTTATAAAAGGCATTTAATCTGATTTAGCAGCTAAAAGCTTTAAATCTTATAAAATCAGCCGTATGTGCCTTTTTTAACAGGCTTTTTCTCGCCTTTTTTAGCAGATCCTTTCGGTTTTTCAGCCAAGCAAGTTCTGAATTTTTCACACAGAGCTTTCTTTTTCTCTGGGCAACCATCGCAATGTTTAAATGCCATAATTTAGTCTTTCCTCCGTAGTAAATGTATAAGTTTTGTTATCATATATATGGTGGTAACAACCCCGCACACGCAAGCGATTGCCTCGTTCCATTGGCCAATCGAAATCGTGGCAAGTGTGCCCGTCCATCCTAGTATTGCTGCGTTATCCGTAATCATTTGTATCATATATCGAAAAAATGCCCAGGTCTTCTCTTTAGATTTCGCTCTATTTTCCGCCCGTGCCAAAAATTGAATACCACGTGTAATCCCATGGCCAGTGCTGCGATCATTAGGATGTCGTACACTCCATCTATCGTCTTCTCGAACCATCCTCGTTCTTCTTTGAGTTTTAATTCTACCAGCTTTGCGACATCACCCTCGCTCAACGCTTTTATTTTTTCTGCCTGAGACTTTACTGTATCACTCTCTTTTATAATCTGCCCGGCAGCTGCTCCTAGACCAGCCCCAGCAAATGCTCCGCCCGGCCCAGCGAGCGAGCCTGCAGCCCCGCCCACTGCGCCCAAACCAGTAGGTGCAAAGGTTTTCAGGCTGCAGGAGGAAGTGGCCAGGCATGCGAGCACAGCGATTAAAAACAAAACAAAAAGTGTAAATCTTAAGTGCATAGATGAAAAGGGGCTGGAAGACGCACTGCTCCCAGCCCCCGTTCAGGTCATGAATGTCTGGTAGTGTAGGGAGGAAGATTAGCCAAGTGCGGCTACAAATTCTGCCAAGGAACCGAGGTTGTCATCGCCGATGAATACATCGCTTACTTTGATGTCGACTAGCTCAGCGCTTGAGTCGTCACCAGAGATATCGGTCGAAGTAGCTGCTGCACTGGTTTTGTAGAACGCGAATTTGTCGAGTCCTTCGTCGAATACCATTGCAACATTTCCACCGTCAGCGCTTCCACGCTCCATGATAAGACCGAGGTCGTTAGCATTGTTTGAGCTGCCAGCTGCTCCGTCATTTAAGAGCATCAAGGAGTCTTTAACTTGGGAGTTAACGGTTTCGAGACTGGTGGTGGTACCTTGAACGGTAAGGTTTCCGCTAAGGGTCAAGTTGGTACCAGAAACATCACCGGTGAAAGCTGCGCCAGAAAGGCTTGCTTTGCTAGTTTCTAAAGCTGCGTCAGCGTTTGCACGCAAAGTAGCTTCGGAAGATACTGCGGTCTGACGATCGGTGATCTCTTGGTTTAAGTTAGTAGTAAGGGTGTTATCGGCAGCGATACGAGCAGCTTGTTCGGTATCAATGTTACCCTGAAGAGTGGTATCAGCAGCAGCACGGGTGGTTGCTTCACCAGCTACAGCAGCCTGACGGTCAGTAATCTCAGTATTAAGATTAGTGGTCAGAGTTGCGTCAGCAGCTTCGCGGGCAGCTGCTTCAGTGTCGATATTTCCTTGAAGGGTGGTGTCGGCAGCAGCTCTTGCGGCAGCCTCATCAGAAACTGCGGTCTGACGATCGCTGATTTCGGTGTTAAGATTAGTGGTAAGAGTAGAGTCAGCGGCGATACGAGCCGATTCTTCGGTCGAGATAGCGGTAGCATTTGCAGCTTCTGCCGCACGCGCGGTGGTAGCCTCTGCGTCGATGTTAGATTGTAAGGTGGTATCCGCAGTTCCGCGAGCAGATGCTTCTGCAGCGATTGCTTCAGCTCTTGCGGTTGCTTCAGCATCGACATTGGCTTGTACGCCGTCGACCTTGGTTTTTACGGATGCACCGATTTGTGAAAGAATGTTGGACATAGTCTATTATATATTCTGGGTTAATATTTTTGGGTTTATTTGAAAGGTTCTGAAATCTTCCTTTCCCTATTTTGTATTTCCTATACTCCGCTTACTTGCTCGCATTCTCAATCGGTTGATAGCTATTTCCAACCGGTCGCGAGAAGCGTTCATGACCGTTACTAATCGGAAATGGTCGCAAAAGAAATTCGCTACCTTTCACCAAGAATGATCAAGGATCGTATGGATGTATCGTCCGGGACGGTTCGTCGATGGGCAAAACAATATGGATGGGAACGAAAATTAGTAAACTCCCGCGTCATCCGATATCTCGCCAGCGATGTAGAAAATAGTCTGGGGGTATCCTTTGAGTAACCTAGCCAGCGCGATTGGTTCTGCGGTTCGCAGCTCAACTGAGCATAACCGTGGATTGGTTAAAGTAGTAGATACAGAAGCAAATATACTTGCCCGGGAAAATGACCCTATCGGATCGATCGCTCTATCGAGCGATACAAATAAGCTATATATCTATCTCGGATCCAGCTCCTGGGGAGCGATCGCTATTACGGTTTAGGCTTAAGATTAAGCAAGCTCTTCAGGAGTCTCTAATTCGAACTCCTGAACATTAGCCGCCACATCATCACACTTCCAAGGACCAATTTCTTTAACACGAAATCTCCACTGACCGTCAACTTCTTCGGGTTCTGCGTATTTAATGGTGCCAACAGTTGGAATGCCTAAGTATGCCTCGATGCGAGTTATCTCTGCTTGTGCTTCTTCTTGTGTGGAGTGTACTGAATATTTCATAAGTATTAAGAGAAATCATTTAATATTGGAAGTGAGCTATACTTATTTTGTAAGTAGCTGTTTACTGTGTTTTTATCAGCAGTTGAAAGATTACTCCCCCAAATAATAACCTCATAAATATCACCTGTATGCCAATAGCCGTTATTCGCCTTACCTAGTCGAGCGACTGTTCGGGTGGCGGCGGTTGTCTTAGAAATAATAGAATTACCACCTTGGACATAAATGTTGTGATTATTAGAACCATCACGAGTAGCCCAAAACTGTTGGATAGAATTGTAGTTGGGTCCGTATGTGTTATCTACAGCAGACCCTGTAATACCGTAAGTTGTACCGCCAAGCTCAAAAAATACATACTGACTGTCAGCATTCATTCCAAGTGGTAGTAGCATATTAGCATCCGCAATGGTGTTGGCCACAACTACCACATTAAAGGCACCTGGCAGTGTGTAAGTATTAGCAAAATCTAAAGAGTCACTGCCATCAAAACGCACATACTTTTCATCTCCATTAATATAGTAGGTAGGCTGTGCTGCACCTGTGGTTTGAGTCGCGTCGTAATTAGTTGCCCTTCCGCTTCTGTCACCCCAAGCACTAACCGCTAAACCATCCCCTGGATTGTTTGCTGGGTTACTACCATCCAAAATAGCGGCATCGAAATGCATGATTGGTTGAGTGGATATCTCGTAACTAGTACCACTATACAGACCATCGACGTAACCTAATTGATTGGCTGCAAATAGAGGGTCTATTTGACTGTCGTAGAAGTATTCGTTCCAATTAGACCCATCCCACACAATTAATCGACCTGTGTCTAATTGAAGATATGTCACTCCTTTATTGTCTGTGCCGAGACCTGTTGGTCTGTCAGCTGCGGTTGCAATATTTTGAATAGTACTCATTTGAATAGGTTAATTAATGTCAGCGTTATATACATTCCACACGGAACCGTCATAAATTAGTAAATCCCCAGTATCTTCGGCTAGTGCGAGAGTACCGGAAGCGTAAGAGGTGTTAGCGGTAATATCTGCCCGTGAGCCAAAAACATTTACCTCTACCGGTGCCGCGCCGGTGCCATCGGAATCGAGCTGTATCCATTCGCCATCGGTCGCATCCCAGACGATGAATTGATTTGTGCTCGTCTCGAAATATGCTTTCCCGTCGACATGAGAAGTGCCGGCTGGGCGGGTTGTTACTATATCAAGGGTTGCCATGATTTATTAAATTGGTCGGTTTCGAGGTTAAGGAGTATCCTCATTAAATATTTTCCAACGATCAAGACCGTCCGCACTAGCATCTATGCAAAGATACAGAGCGTTTGTTTCGATGTTAAGAACAAGGTCCCCGTTGATTGGGGTGAGAGCGGTTATTGCCGCTTCGTTTGCATATGTATTAATGTCGCTCACTTTATATTTATGCTGCTGGTTGATATTCGTGCCATCCGGATCCGTCGAAGATGTATAGCTTGCCGGTATTCGTTCCGTACATCACGGTACCAACAGCGTCTCCAGTTCGCGACCGGATGTTTGATTCTGTATCGCCAGAAATATTAAGGGTCAATGCGGCGGCTAAGCTGTCTGCCTGAATATTATCGATATCGGAAACCGTCCATACCGCCCCGTTCCAATAATAAATTGCGCTGGTATCGCTAGCCACGGCAATAGCCCCCTTCGGGTCTTCGCTGCGTGCTAAAATATTTGCTGCTGTATCATAGACCGAAACGGTAACATCTGCAGTACTCGCAACAAAATCGCCATAGTTTCCAATAGCAGCTTCAAGAGAGGTTACCTGGCCAGAAGTTGCTACATGATTACTCGCAGTAGCTTCCTGTACAACAAGAGGACCAGTTAAGGTGCCGCCTGACAGGTTTAATTTTTCTCCTAGCTTTCCGCTTAATGAGGTTCCTAGTGCTTCAAGAATGCTGGGCATGAGTTATATATTCCTTGTTATTTAGCGGTTCTCAATCGGATGGATGAGCTTTTTTACGGAACCAAATATGCGAGCACATTTGAAGGCCCAGAAGCGGGTTTGGGCCCGTTTAAAGCATCCAAGAATTGCCCAAGGTCAAGATTATCAGAGATTTCCTTCAAAGTATCCAAATCTTCAGGTGCATCCTGTACAAGATTTGAAAAGTTAGATGTGTTCGTATCTACCTTAGTTTCGAGCTCGGTCATATCAGATTTGAGCATATATAGATCTTTTACCCGACCGACCGAAGATCCCGAAGAGGTTATCGTATTCTCGCTATCGTTCTCTCCAGCTGAATTAAATATCCTTATATCTCCCATAGGTACTATGCTCCGTTTATCCGGTGCCATTCTGTTCCGTCGTATATAAATAGATATCCGACATCCGACGCATATTCGATGGTTCCGGTAGCTGGTGTATTAGCAACAAGGGTATCCTGGCTATCTTCTATAGTTATATTAAGGGTGGCCTTAACCGCATTCAATCCGGTTGGACCACTAGCTGGAGCGTTGACGGTTGCATCTAAACCGGTTGGGCCGCTAGCTGGGGCAGCCACTCCTGCGGATAGATCAGTCGGTCCGCTAGCTGGAGCGTTGACGGTTGCATCTAATCCGGTTGGGCCGCTAGCTGGAGCGTTGACGGTTGCATCTAATCCGCTAGGGCCAGAATTTGGAATATTAACAGTTGCATCTAATCCGCTAGGGCCTGAGGCTGGAGCATCCGGAATTCCTTCAGATGCGATCAAGCCGGTTGGGCCAGAGGCTGGAGCAAGGACCGAGGTTTCTAAATCAGACGGGCCTGCAGCCGGAGCAATGACAGAAGTCTCTAAATCACTTGGGCCGGAGGCTGGAGCAATGACAGAAGTCTCTAAATCACTTGGGCCAGAGGCTGGAGCAATTACGCTAACGGCCAGACCACTTGGGCCGGAGGCTGGAGGGACGGCAATAAACTCCTCAACCTGTAGACCGGACGGCCCGGCTTTAGGGGGCCCGAAAGTTGGGATGATTACGCCAGGCTTATGCGCGGCTCCTCCGCGATAGACCCTTCCGTAGCTGTCTTTGTTTCCATCCCCATCGGAATCAAAATATACGGCCTTTAAACTACCCCCAAATCGACGCAGAGGATCATGTTCACGCTCCACAGTAACAAAATTCTTGGAGTCCCGCTTCCGTGTCCGTCTGGCTGCAGAACCTGCAACCGCGCGCGCTTTTCTATGATCAGACCGCTCGGCCTTGGCTTGTTGTACTGCGTTGGAATAGTTCATTACTAGATAAAGATTAATTCTACATTTGCACCGCCTGTGAAAGTTATCTGAAGCCCGTTATCAAATACATCATCTACCACATAGTTATTGTCGTCTCCGGTAACTTCATAGCTTTGATAAGTAAATCCGTGGACGTTGGTATCTTCTGCTCTAATCATTAGGGTTGTAGACCCCTCACTAGGATTAAAGTCGTATGTGTAACCTTGAAGTCCTTGATCCGAACTGAAATCAGAAAAGTTTGTAACTTCAAATGTACCTCCAGTATACCCGGCATCAGACAGATCCTTATCAGTATTCGTAAACACCTGAATTGTTTCTGTGTTAGTAGCAGGCGGCTCTTGGTTTGTGAGGTTCGCTTCGCACTGTGCCAGAGAGCTAAAAGGAGCTTGTAGATCTGGATAATAGACCGGGAAGCACATAGTTCCATTGGTGCTGTAACCCGTTACTTTTTTGTATACCGCTTTAACTTCTACGGCAGCAGACAATGAATCCCAGTCAAGAGGAAATTCAACAATAAGATTGTGCGGATTATTTACATCGCCGCTTACGATTTCTAATGTTCCGTAACTTGGTGCCGGAGCATCCTCGGAAGCAAAATTATTTTTAACCTCCCACTTAGAAAACTCGAAACCGGGATTTACCGAAGCATTAAGTGTTATTCTTGCGTGCCCGGACAGCTTGCCTCTTTGATCCATGTAGGAATCAGTCCCAAAGGTATTCGAATCTAAAGAAATTAATGCGCTGCCATCTATTACGCTATTTATCCGTAAATAGCGAGCGTCCGGGTAGCTTACGGTGTCAGAAGAGGTTGTATAACCTAAATCCACCTTTATTCGACCAGCTTCATTATCTCTAAGCTCCGGGGCGAAGCCGTCACCACCATCGCTAATAAGTGCTGAGAAAAATTTCAAATCGGTCGCTTGTGGATCCTGCTGATCCGAATTATCCAGAGCCAGGGATAGTCCGCTAGGCCCTGCGAGAGGTGCGGGTACTGCTGCTTCTAATCCGCTAGGCCCTGCGAGAGGCGCTTGATGACCTGGATTTGGGTCCGGACTTTCCGGGCTTGTATCTTCACTCAACCCCCCCGATCCGCCCCTACCTTTCAAGGGTTTCGGTCTTTCAACCCACGACCCACGGCTTGAGACTCGTGTTCTTTCGACAAAAGTTCCTAATACATCGGTCTTACCCAAAAGGTCGATGGGTACGGGTTTTGAGCCCAAGCCGAGAGTTATCGGTCTTGGCTTATTGGTATCGGGCTCGAACGCACCCGTCGTGAGAACTTCCGAGCCCCATCGCGAGACGAGGGGCATGGGTCAGAGGGTGTTAGCTGATTGAGATTACGTTTACCGCTCCAGTATTAGCTACTGTGGAAGGCTCTGCAGCGCTACCTACTTTGTACCCGCCTTGGTTTTTTGCAGCTACGCAGAAATGGTAGTTAACTTCGGACCCAGTACCAGCGATGGTATGAGCAGGACCGATGTTTTCTGCATTCCACGCTAAGCCGGTTGCTACCTCTACTAAGTTTTGAGAAGCCAAGGTTGCTCCGCCACTAACTTCGTCAAGAGCTGTCTGAAACTCAGCTTCGGTGGTAAGATGGTTTACACCATCACAACGGTAAACTTCGAGGGAGTCGATATCGCCTGGATCAACGGTTAATGGGGTCCATGTAACATTTATATTAGCCATGATAAAAAATAATTTAGTTGGGTTGGAATAATATTAGGATGCTTAAAATCTAAGCCCTAGGAAATTGGCCATCAACCGGTTGAAGATCTCTTGACCTTGAACAACTCGGGGTGTTTTACCTTACGATTCTTAGCCTCTATTTTTAGCGTTTTTTCTGCAAGAGCCATAGGCGATAAGCCCTCAAGTGCGTTAATGACCGCCTTGATCTGGATAGTTTCCTCCGGCTTTGTATCGGGGTCGAGCATGCGCGCGAGGTATCTTGCTCTTTCCTTTTGAAAACGTTTTTCAAGATGGATAAAAGCTTCATCGACCGTCAGTTTCTTAATGTCCGCGAGTTGATCGAAGACGACAAGATCGCTCATTCTACAGATTTAGCGCGATTTACTTTGGATATGGTTCCGTCAATATTGTAGTCGGTACCTAAAGAACCGCCGAAGCTTGGGTGTCCTGATCCGAACATCTGTTCAACAGTCTCATGATTAGCTGCTGCTCTAGCAGTTTTTTCTTTGAGACCGCGCGGTATATTTGAGGAGCCGTCACGACGAGTTTTCTCTTTTAGCGCATTACCTGTTTTACTGTGGGTATACTTATTCATAATTATTGCTGATATTGATTCATCCCTTGAGGGTTACTATTACCCATACCACTAGCTGCGGCAGATACGCCATCCCTTGGCTCAGGGCTTTCTCCCCCGCCCTGCGCAGCATTGTCACCTAGCATCTTTGCAATTTCTGCTTCAGTCTTTGGATCAGCAGGTGCTTCGGCGGGTAAAAATTCATCGGTCTTCTCAAATCCCATGGCATCAAGAATTCTCTTGAGCATAGGACGAATAAATGGGCGCATCTCTGGAGGAGATTGGAAGTACCTATCCTGAGTCTGAAGCGCAAGATTCGCTTTCTCAATAGCACGCTGACCTTGGTCCTGCGACAGTATGACCCGTGTATTGATACCAATATTACGGATCGCATCAGGAGTCATTACGCCAAAGGATCGAACATCTCCTTCCATGTACTCAAATACTTCCTCCTCATCAATCGTGGCCATGGTGACTTGTACAAGCTTGGTCAGATGCTCCTCAAATCCACGAACAATTCTACGCATCCATCGACGGCCAATCTTGGACGCTTCTCGAAGGGTTGCTTCCACCCCGGTCGCTGTATTAGCAGGAGCTAAGGCTTGATAATCTCCCTGCGCCATGTTGCTTACTCCGAGCCAGAGCTGAACGATACCAAATACAAAGTCGATCAAGTCCTGCGTACGAATATCTACATTAGGGACAGCAGCGAAGTTTATAAAGTCATCGATGCTATATTGATCCTTAAGCTCGAAGATCTTTCCTGCATGCAATTCGACATCCTCGGGCTCGTCCTCGACCGCTTGCGGATTGACACCAATGATCGGATTAGCAGCGAGCTCATTGCGGTAGCTCTGCGAATTAAATTGTTTATCGACATATTCTTGAAAGCTACGAATTCTTTCGGGCAGGCTTCGTCCGCACCATTTGTTCCGCTCTTTACCAATGGAAACAGCGGTATATGGAACCTTGTTATCTGGGGTTAACTTAGCGACATATTCATAGTATATAGGTTTCTCAGTCTCGGTATCTATGAATATACAAAATTCTTGCGGGATGCCGGTACCCAGGA